TCCACTCAATGCCTATTATGTCTGCATCTCTTGTGAAGAAAAAAATTACAATCATCAAAAAACCTGGATGTTAGCCAATGGCCAGTGGCGATCTGCTCATGAGAGCAATGGTAAGATTGTGGGGTTTCATCTCTCAAGTCTTTATAGTCCAGTGGGTTGGCTAAGCTGGGGACAAGCGGCTCAGAACTTCTTACATGCCAAGGATAATGAGCAGCTGCTGAAGGTTTGGGTTAACACGACTTTAGGCGAGACCTGGGTTGATAAAGGTGAGGCGCCCGATTGGCAGCGTCTGTTTGAACGTAAAGAGAACTATCCTATGGGCGTTGTGCCGTTTGGTGGGCTAGTTCTGACTGCCGGTGTTGATGTACAAAAAGACCGTATTGAGGTGGAGATCGTTGCCTGGGGCAAAAACCGTGAGAGCTGGTCTGTTGATTATCGTATTTTTGATGGTGACCCCGCTAAAGCGAGCACTTGGCAGCATCTCTCTAATTTAATGAGTACTTTATTCCCAAGCGAAGACGGACTAGACCGAGGGATTTCCATGATGGCCGTTGATGCGGGCTATGCCACTCAAGAAGTCTATGGCTGGATTCGAAGTTTACCGCCTGGACGAGTCATGGCTGTAAAAGGTGTTGATAAAGCCCTTGTGCCGCTAGGCGCACCAAGTCGCGTGGATGTCACTGTACTCGGTCAAAAGCTCAGACGTGGCGCCAAACTCTGGCCAGTTGGCGTCTCCGTTTTAAAATCAGAACTTTATCATGCGGTTAAGCTTTCTCAAGGTGAAGAAGGCTTTCCTCCAGGTTATTGCCATTTCCCAGCTTACGGTCCTGAATATTTTAAGCAGCTAACATCCGAGCAGCTGGTTACCAAAGTTCATAAAGGCTATCCAAAACGTGAATGGCAAAAGATTCGTGACCGCAACGAGGCCCTTGATTGCCGCATTTATGCTAGAAGCGCAAGTATCGCAATCGGCATCGACCGCTGGCAACCCTCCAAATGGGATAGCTTGATGGGATACAAAACACCCGGTCAGCCGATAGAAAAAAAGCAAATGCAGCAACCGCCTTCAGGACAAACAAAACCAACAAGACCCCGTGTTATGAGAAGCAGATTTATGGGATAGAGTTTGACAAAAATACTCAATGTGGTGAATATGCACAGATACTCCGGATGTTCTTCCCCTGGGCTTGCTCAGTGATCAGATGCCGGAGTTTTTACGAATCGTACGCAAAGCTTCCCCAATATTTTTGGTTTGAAGCTTAGAAACGCCAACCTCGGTTGCAAAATCATCCCATTTTTTAAGAGCAGCTAAAACCTGATCAATGATCTCTAATGCCTTATCTTGTTTAATACCTACGGTACCTGCCAGTTTTAACAGGTGCTTTTTTGTAGGATTTTTCCCTTCGCCCATAATCATCGTAGAGTGTTCACCCGCAGGACCTGAGGAAAAAGTTAAATCGTACGCAGGCGATACAATCCAATTACCTTTTTGGTCCATTAAAAATGAAAAATTCTTTGAATGGTCATCACGATTATGACTTAAGACATTAAAAACGGCATTTCTAAATTGGATTTCACATTGCCTGATATCTTTTGTTAAATACAGCGTTGCTTTCATGATGCTTTCATAATCAAGGGACGGCTCCCTGTGATCAGCATGAAGGAGACCTGCAATGGTATGCATATGAATGGGGTTATCAGCGTTTCTATCAAAGCGTTTAACACCAAAAAATCCCAAGCCTTTTCGGGATGGAAAGAGCTTTGCTTCAGGCACAACAAGTCCGGCATCAATTGCCATAAGGTGATAGGCGTACTCAATAGCACTTATATCTTTGGGATCGAGCTGAGATCTGAACTTAATTAGCCAATCCACGCCATCAATATTCAGCAATACTTTAGGACGCGCTCCCGCCGAAGATCCTCCGAGCACCAGCAAATCATCTACATAAGTATCGTTTTCATCTAATGTTGCTTGTATTTCGCTATCAATTTCATCTAAATCATTGGTGATATGAGATATAGCGCTTGGATTTTCAGGCTCATAAGACAAAGCTCCCATACCGCTTGTTCCTACAAAACAAAGACGATCAAGCGGTGAAAGTGTTCCAGGATTAAGCCCTGCATTCATCAATTTTCGGTCTAGAAGCAATCGCCCCCAACCATCGGGCAAGCTGTCATTAAACACACCAAACAACCCTTCAAAGGTACGATCACTGGACTCTATAACACCTGCTTTAAGAGGGAGCTTGAAAGGAGATAACTCAAGGCCTGTTTTAATAAAAGCTGCATCATATTCAAAAAAGATTTGCCTGTTTTTCAGCAATAACCTTCCCATGAGCTGCTTTTCCAAAGAGCCATGATAATACACATAAACAAGATTTTGATCCCGGAAGCTCATTTTCTACCTCTTTTTCTTTTTCCATCATCAATTAGCTCATCAAGCGATAAAGCATTCTCGGCGCTCTTACGCACAAACAGTGAATTAAAATCATCCATACACCCAAGTATTACAGCCAGTTTAAGCAGCGATTCCAAAGATATTTGTCCTGTTTGTTCAAACTTTTTCAAAGAGCCGTAACTGACCCCAGACTTTTCTGATAGAGTCTGCTGGCTTAAATTGAGTTCAAGCCGAAGATCGCGTGCCCTGCTTGCTACCCTCTTTTGCATTTCACTTGGCGTCATCATATTAACTGACATTATAATATCCCTTGTGCGTCCAATACTTATATAATAGATATTATATTATCCTCTAAATTGCAAGTCAAGCAGTTCTTATTCTAGCATCCGGACACATCCTTCATGTTTCCTGAATAAGACACCTAAAGGGCAATCTTGAGCCAAGCTTACCCGGGGATAATTTTTATGTACACAGAAGATGATCTGATCAAAATTGAGCAAGCCATCACCAAATTACAGATGGGTGAGCGTGTTGTATCCGTGGCTTATGGAGATCATATCGTTAAATATGCGGAAGTAGATTTAAAAGATCTCTTAAATTTACGCAGCCGCATTAAATCAGATTTAAAAAGCAGCACGTCCTTAAAGCGGCGCATTACCTTTGCCACACATAAGGGGATTTGCTGATGCTGCTGAAAACATTCGCACAACTTTTCAAACGCCCCAAAAGTAAAGCCTCCGCTTGGGATGCGGCAGGCTCTGGCAAGCGCCTAACCTATTGGCAGCCGGAAAATAGCGCCATCAACAGCCTCCTTGGTAATCATCTAGAAACACTGCGTAGCCGCGCGCGAGATATGGTGCGTAAAAATCCTTATGCTTCCAATATTATCGAAACACTGGTGAGTAATGCTGTTGGCACCGGTATCAAACCGCAATCCAAAGCTAAAAATGCAGAGTTTCGTAAAGCGGTGCAGGCATTATGGTTGCGTTGGTCTGATGAAGCAGATAGCCATGGCGTTCATGATTTTTACGGTCTACAAGCCTCTATCTGTCGCAGCATGATTGAAGGTGGTGAATGTTTTGTTCGCTTTAGAGTTAGACGCCCTGAAGATTTAGATACCTCCGTAAATCGCATTTTAGCCACAGGCAATATGGTTCGAAACGGTATTGAGTTTAATAAACTCGGTCAGCGGGAGGCTTACTATCTATTTCGTGAACATCCAGGTGAAAAGTTACTTGTCTCAAACGGTGAATCAGTCCGCATTCCTGCCTCTGAAGTGTTGCATATTTATAAACCCTTGCGTCCCGGTCAAATTCGCGGTGAGCCTTGGCTGAGCCGTGTGTTGCTTAAATTGTATGAGCTGGATCAATATGATGATGCCGAGCTGGTGCGCAAGAAAACGGCCGCTATGTTTGCAGGGTTTATCACTCGTCTTGATCCTGAAGCCAACATGATGGGTGAAGGTGCTGCCAATGAACAAGGGATGGCCCTTGCCGGACTTGAGCCTGGCACCATGCAGCTACTGGAACCCGGTGAAGACGTTAAATTCTCTAATCCTTCGGATGTTGGGGCAAATTACGAAGCCTTTATGCGTCAGCAGCTCAGAGCCATTGCTGTTAGCATGGGCATTACCTACGAGCAACTTACAGGAGACTTAACCAACGTCAATTATTCCTCCATTCGTGCAGGGCTCATTGAATTTCGTAGGCGCTGCGCCACCTTGCAACATCATGTGATGGTGTTTCAATTTTGCCGGCCTGTTTGGAATCGCTGGATTGAACTGGCTTTACTCTCCGGTGCCTTACCTTCTCAAGACAAAGATACTTCGATCAAGGATGTCAAATGGATACCCCAAGGTTTTGATTGGGTTGATCCACTCAAAGATCAGCAAGCACAGCAAATGGCAGTCCGTAATGGTTTTAAAAGCCGCAGCGAAGTGATTTCAGAACTTGGTTATGACGCTGAAGAAATTGATCAAGAAATTGCTGCAGATAACAACAGAGCTGATGAAGCCGAGTTTGTTTTAGATTCCGACCCAAGGCATACAACACCGCCTAAAAAACGAGGTTTTTGATGAATGACATTTACTTAAAATTTGCTATGAAACCGATGATGATTGAGCGTCGCAGCTTTGAGTGGCTGGCAGCCCACATGAGCTCAAACAAAGCTTTGAAGTTTACAAAACCGTCCTTAGCAAATGGTGGCAGCAATAACATCGCCATCATTCCGATTCATGGCATTTTAACCAAACGCTCAGGTGTATTTGACGGCATGTTGGGTATGACTTCCTACGATGAAATACAACAACAAATCAGTGCTGCTTTGTCGGATGATGCCGTACAAACAATTTTGCTGGACATTGATAGTCCCGGCGGTGAAACCAGTGGACTGTTTGATTTAGCCGATTTTATTTATCAAGCACGAAGTCAAAAAACCATCTGGGCCGTATGTAACGATGAGGCTTATTCTGCCGCTTACGGGATTGCATGCAGCGCTGAAAAGGTTTTTATCAATCGCACGTCTGGTGTAGGAAGCATTGGCGTGATTGCCAGTCACATTGATCAAAGTGCCTTTGATGAAAAACAAGGCGTGAAATACACCACTGTTTTTGCCGGTAACCGTAAAAATGATTTAAATCCCCATGAACCGTTAACTTCTGAATCCATGCAAACACTGCAAAGTGAAGTCAGCAGATTGTATGACATGTTTGTAGAGTTGGTAGCCCGTAACCGTAATCTGGATCAAAGCGCAGTTCGTGCTACAGAGGCTGGCCTTTATTTTGGCCTTGATGCTATCCAAACAGGGCTTGCGGACGAAATTTTCACCTTTCCTGAATGTATTCAAAAAGCAGCCTCTCAATCTTTTATAAGGACCATAGCTATGACTGAAACATTACCGACCATTAATCCAGAAGAATTACTTACCCAAGGAAAAATCCAAGGACGCAGCGAATATCACACCGAAGCTTTAGAGCTTTTCCGTTTATGTAAGCTCTCGAAGATGCCAGAAAAGCTTGGAGATTTTATTGAGCAAAATACTCCGGTTAACGAAGCACGAGAGCAGCTTATGCAATTACTTGCTGATCGTACCGGTACCGAAATCTTGAGCACTGTGAGTCTTGAACCAACCCCTCAAGAAAATCCAGTGATTCAAGCTGCTAAAGCTCGTAGTCACATGAAATTAACCGCATAAATGGAGGAAACCCATATGACCGTTGCCATAGAACAAAACAATTTAGGAGATCTTCTCAAGTTTGAAGCTCCTAATCTTTATTCCCGTGAAGAGATAACCGTTGCTCAGGGGCAAAAACTAGCCCTTGGTGCCATCATCGGCCAAGACAGTGAAACGGATTTGATTAAAGCCTTCAATCCTGCTGCTACTGATGGAACTCAAAACGCTCTTGGTGCTTTGATTGCTGAGGTAGATGCAACAAACGGCAACACCAAAGCCGTGATTGTGACGCGCGATGCAATTCTTGCCGATCACGCCGTTGTCTGGGCATCTTCCATCACGCTTGAACAAAAAGCCGCT